GTCACGCACCATGTCCCCATTGGCATTACGCCCTGTTTCTCCATCGATATCTTGAATACCGACTTGAAAAGATTTGGGAGGCTTCACAGCCACCCCATTGATTGTCAATTGTGCCATTTAACCTCCTAAATCTTGAGCAAAGTTTGACCTGCTCGTTCGTGTTCCTTGTTGATTTCTTGGATGGCCACCCGTCCGAACTCGTGGCCTGCGATTTGGATAACGATGTCGCCAGCCGGTAATGAATAACCTGTAGGTGCATTGTTAACAGGCATTCTTTCAGCCAATTTTTGAGCCAAGATAGAAATCCAACCTGTATTCCGTTCAAGAGGCATTACCGCTTCTTGACCAGCTTCTCCGACCCCGATAATGCTAGGGGAATTGAATACACCACCTCGTGCATACCAATCTACAGAGAATGATGGGATTCTAGGAGGCATCAAGCTGAAGCTACCAGATATATTAAAGTGAGGGAGTTTGATTTTTGGCAAGCTCCAATCAAAGTTAAAGAAGCTTTTTAGTTTATCGATACCACTTTTAACGATGTTTTTGGCATTATCCATTGCATCATTAAACAGATTCTTAAACCAGTTGGGGATTTCTTTCAAGGCATCTTGTATGTCTTTCCATCTATCGCTAAACCATGAACCGATTTTTTGGAAAGGATTCTGAGTTTTCTCTTTTGCACTCTCAAATTTCTCGCCAAACCATGTATCAGCTTCTTTTACTCCATCTTTGATATCATTCCAACGGTCACCGAACCAAGAGCCAACTTTTTCAAAAGCTGAGTTCACTTTATCCCTACCAGATTGGAACTTATCGCCAAGCCAAGTGTTTGCTTCAGCAAGCGCGTCTTTAGATTCGTTCCAACGGTCACCAAACCACGAACCCAACTTGCTAAATGTATTGCTTATTGCATCCCAGCCTTGCTTGAATTTATCACCTAACCAAGTATTTGCATCTGAAAGAGCATTGGTAACATCAGTCCATTTTTCTCCAAACCAAGAGCCTAAGTTGCCAAATATATTTCCAATAGCGTCCCAGCCCTCTTGAAATTTTTCTCCCAGCCATGAGCCAATCTCTGCTAACGCATTAGTCACATCTGCCCATCTATCACCGAACCATGAGCCAAGATTACTGAAGATGTTAACGATAGCATCCCATGCTTCTTGGAACTTCTCACCAAACCACGCGCCAACACCACCAAAGATACCTACGATTGCATCCCAAAGGCTCTTAAAGATTGCCACGGCTTCATCCCATAGAAACTTCAATGCTCCTATAGCAAGATCATAAATACCTTTAAAGACAGTAACCACGATATCTTTTAAGCCTTCAAAAATAGTCTTGAAGCCTTCCTTGATTTTAGAGCCGTCTCCAGTTAAAAGTCCTGTAAGTACATCAAATACCCCTTTGATAATATCAGCAATACCACCAATTACATCAGAGATAGTGTTAAATAAACACGCCAAACTTCTCCTATGTATTCAATTGCAGGGGCTAGTACAACCGTTAACTTTTCTACAATAAAGGAAATGACTGGGCCGAAAACTTCATTTATCGCTTTAGAAAAGTCAGCAAAACTTCCAATCAAGCCACCTATTTTTTCTAAAGCTGGTTCAATATGGTTTTTAATTGTATCAGCAAAACCGTGGCCTATCTTTTCAAGAACAGGTTGAATATTATCATTCCACCCATTAACAAAAGCACCAACTACATCTGACATCAAGGCAGAACTTGATTCAAACAAAGGTTTTATATGCTCATCATATACTTGATTAACACTTTCAAAAAGCTTCTTCATAGAGCTTGATAAAGCTTGAGCAATAGGCTCTACGGCTTTAAAAAGACCCGTAAACATTTCTGTTATGCCAGCCTGATTTTCGGTGATAGTCTCTTCAATAGCACCGATAATATCTCTTGTATATTTAGCGGTGACTTCTTTAACGCCCATAAAGGCGTATGTAAAGGCGCTGATTAAACCTGCGCCCATGTTCGTTGCGGGTTCGCTTGTGATTGAATCGTAGAAGATTTGTCCAATGCTCTGAGCAATGTTCCCTACGCTTTCAGCAATCTCCCCACCGATATCAAACATACGGATAAGCCATGCTTTGATATCTAATTTTGTTTCATTAAGTGATTTATTCAGACTTTCAGCGATAAAGACTGCAATTCCCATGATTACGTTAGCGATAGCGCCCGTTGTTTGTCCTAAAGCAAAAGCTAGCTTTTCCCCGAACCTTGCGGCCGCTGCTAATACTGTACCGTCTTCAAAAATGTCTTTAATGGACTGCCATATCCCTTTCAACGCATTTTTAAGCCTATCTAGGCTATCCCATCTAAAGGATAGAGCAAAACCTTTTCCTAAAAGGTCTGCAAGCTTCTTAAAGTAGTCAAACAACCCTTTTAGCTTATCCCCAAGGCCATCGAAAATGCTCTTGAATTGGTTATCCATGTCGGTCAACTCGACTTCTGGCAAGATGTCTTTGAAAGGTCCGCCTCCGCCTCCTTTTCCTTTACCACCTTTGCCACCGCCGCCACCAGAGCCACCCGCATCATCGTCTTTTGGTTTTTGCAAGATGTTAATCTCATCAAATCCCATTAAACCAAGAAGTTCTTTAGCAGCTTTCTTAGCGTTTTTGGCTGAGTCTCCAAGATTGTCAGCAAGCCCTCCAGCTGAATCTCCAGCGTCATCTACTGCATCAGCAAGGTCTCCTGCTCCGCCTGCAGCGTCTTTCATGGCGTTACCCATGTCTCCAACTGCTCCACCAACACCATCTTTCACTGTTGCTTTCTTATTGAACATCAAAGCGATAAACTCAGCGAGTTTAGCCGTCACATTCTTCAAAACCATAGCAAAAGAGTTCAAAACAGGCATGATGGCATTGATAATCGGTAACATAGCATTACCCAGATTCAACGCACTATCCTTCATCAGCGACTTAAACAGACTGATACTACCGTTGACTGAGTTGGATAAGGTATCTCCATACTTAGCAGTAGCTTGCTCTAGGATAGCCATAAGACGGATTTGTTGCTGGGTTTGAAAGTCGAGTTGGTCCCAACTTTGACCATTTGAGAAACGTTTAAAAGCTTCAGTGGACTTAATCATAGCCACATTGACGTTGATTCCTAGGTCTTCTCAATAATGTTATCGCATGGCTTTTTATCCATACTTCTTACAATTTCTTGTAAGTTCGGCATATATTTTCACCTACAACCGAATTGTTTAGGTGCTTACCACTCGTGGGGATATTTTATTCTATACTTTTTGGCAAAACAAAAAGCACAGGTTCAATCCCTATGCTCTACGGTGACTAAACCTTTTTAATTGCTTAGTTTACCTCGGTATCGTCATGTTTTAATTCTTTAAAAGTGTACCCTTTATAATGTTTATTTTCACCATTCAAAACTTTGTCAATAAGAGACCTAGCTGGAAAAATGTCTTTTGAAGCATCGCTTTTTGATGCGTACTCCCTTGTTTCTCCAGTTTCAAGATGAATAGCTACGATAGGAATTTTAGGCTTGCCACCATCATATTTTCCTTTATTAGCTTCACTGATTTTTCGTTTTGTTTCTTCAGAGTGCTTTTTACCGAAGAATGAGTTTTTAGAACCTATTCTTTTCTTGGCGATATCGCTCATTTTCTTTCTAAAATCATCATCTCGTTTTTTACCTGTATTGGATATTGAGCGTTTCTTGATAGTTTCTGGGTTATTAAAATATTTTGCGTGAGTCTTATATCTCGCTTTTGCTTTAGCACTTAATTTCTCTTTGGTGCTTTCGGCAAGTTGTTTATCCCTAACTCCACCACTTTCAATATTATACGCATTGTCAGACAATGATATCCAATAACTTTCTCTTTCGTCTAATATGTTATCAGATACTTCTTCTAAAATAGAAAATTGAAACTCTGCTTCTCCAAACAAATTAAAATCATCTTGCATTTCTTCTGAATAATGCTGGTTATGACGAAGTTTATATTTGTGGTCATCGAATCGTCTTTTTATATTCTTGGATTGACCAAAATAACTTCTTCCTGTTTTGGTACATTTAATTTCGTATATAATGCCCATAATATCACCTCTTCTTGACTAAGTATATTATATCACATTTATACCGAAGTTGTAAATTAAAATTTAGAGTTCTACCGATTTTGGTAAGTTCTTAATCCGCCTATTTCTAAGCGGTGCGACAAAAGTCTATCGCTTCGGTGTTCCCTAGTAAACCTGAGCGAATCCGCTCCATAACGTCTGTAATCGTGCGCCCTGAACCTTCAGCAACAACTGCCGATGTCTGCAACATCTTAGCAGTATAGGCGCTTAGCTTATCCGTATCTTTGATAAATCCCGAGAATAGGTTTGAGTAGACTGCACCGTAGTTGGTCGCCTCACCCACCCCCATATTCATAGCGTTGGCGTTATCGTTAACCCATTTTAAGAAAGATTGCGAACTCTCGCCCATCTGGCGCTTGATTTGGTTCATAGACGCTGATACTTCAAGAGCTGTCTGCGTTGAATACATCCCAACATCAAGCAATTTCTTACCAAGGATTGCAAAACCAGCGAACTTAGCTAGCTTTCCAAACGCACTACCGATAGAGTTCGACTGTTCACGAACTTTGGCAGTGGCATTCTTCACTTGGTCAGATGTCCCTTTGACCTGATTCTCGACTTCTTTCATCTTCTTCCTGAAAGGCGCTATCTCAGCGTCAATCATGACTTTCAATTCATCAAGAGTTGCCATTCATTTCCTCCTTTCTTTTTCGATTATGTCTTTCTGCAAATTCACGCATCCGTTCCTTATGCAGCAAAAACGCTTGTCTCTGCCGTTCCTGTTCTACCGCTTGTTGCTCTTCTACAAACAACTCAGGCGCATATTCCCAGAACTCAAACACCTTGGCATCCTTCGATAACAATAAGGAAACTTGGTTGGATATCATCTGCGAAAGTCTGTAAGAGTCAATAATCTTTTCTTTACGCTCTTGGATTTTGACACGGTTGTAGCTTTCAATCATTTCTCTGATTTCAAGTACCGTTAAATCCCAAAAATCAAGAGGCTTACCCCCGATGTCCAAAAACATAGGATAAAGCCTCTCAATAATCTGCGTTACCGTTAAAATTACTCGACTACTGTCATTTTCTTCTTGGAAGTTTTCTTGTCCTTGCTTCCTCGTGGAGTAAAACCCGATACTTCAAAGAGTGGCATTAGAACCTCTGTCATGAAGGTTGTTTGGTCTCCACCATTATCCACGTATTCATCGTATAGATCGTAGACATCCTCAAAGGAATACCCATGTTCATACTGCTGCAAGGCTCCATGAACTAACAACAACATAACTTTCAAAGGTGGCAAAGTGAACTCTTCGCCTGCTTCAGGCATGAAAATCTTCAGCAAGTTCATGCCGATTTTTTCTTCCACAGTTGCAGCCTGATGAGATGTCAAACGTAGCTTCAACTCTTTTTCGTCAGTAACTTTCCAAGTTGTGTATTTTAACGCCATTTAATTAACCTCCAATTCCATCAACGAATGTCAATTCAGATTGCAAGGCAATCTTAAGTGTGAACTCGATAACGGCATTGACACCGCCACCGCCAAGCTTAACAGATACTTGACCTTCAAAATGAACTTTAGTGTTGTCTGGGTAAGTTTGCTCAAAGAAAAGTTTTGTCTTGTTGTCTGCCGCGTTACGCAAAATACGATAAGGTGCGGTTGCGCTATCGTTCTTGTAAGAGAATTTGTATTCCAATTCCCCTGCATCACCGATACCGAACTCATACTTCTTAACTTTATCTTCAAGAGTAGTGTTCTCTACTTTTTCAGGTTCAATACCAAACTCTGGTACTTCTTTCAACCCAGCAAGTTTAGTATAAGTTCCTTTAGCTTCGCCATAAGATAGCGTAATTCCATTTGCTAACATGTTTAATTCTCCATTCTAAATTGAAAAACAAGCTCTGAGTGTAAGTCAACAACACCTTCAAAACGCATGACCTTATGTCTTAAATGAGACGGGTCTGGCACGTCTTGGCAGTCCGTTCTTCGCAAACCTAAAGACTCAAAAATCTGATTGATTTTAACAGCTAACTCACTAGTGCTGGTATCATCAAAGATATCCACCTTGTAGCGGATAGATGATTTTTGTTCCTGGTCGTCGAACCACTCTCCGGGCTTGTTTTGTTCTTCCAAAAAAATAACGACTGGGAAAGTCTCCCAATCGCTAGGATAAGTATCAGTCACATTATCTGCGACCTTTTGCAATTCTTTATAAATAACAGGCTTGATATTGATCATTATATTTGTTCTCTTATCTTTCTACGCACATAATTCGAAATATTATTAGACACACGCTCTTGATTGTCTCTCAAAGCTGGATAAAGATAAGGCTGAGCAGGTTGACCATACATCTTGTAGAACTCCCCAATTTTTTGAAAGTGGTACGGTCCTACATTGATTTGGTCTTCATGCACATACCACGGGCTAGAGCGATAAGACACGCTGACCTCTGGTGATATACCTGAATGGCTAGCTTGTCCTTTTGGCCCTGTACCAAACTCTACGTATGGCGCATAGTGTAGATTTGTGTAAACCTCTCCTATAGCCTTATCTCCGTCCATTTTAACCCTAGTCTTGATACTATTTCTAAGTTCTCCATTGTTGCCTGGTGCCAGTCTTTTAGCATCGGCTTGAACAATGGTTTTAGCTGCATGATGAACCGCCTTTGAAACAATGTCTCGTTGTGTAACATCTGACAACTTTCTGAACTTAGCTATAAGTCTATCTGCCCCTAGTAGCTCTGACACGCTCTAACTCCAAGACTTGATGATGTGTGTAGACCTTTTTAGAAATAACCCTGTGAGTTATTTCCGTCGGGCTATCGATACACACACCATCTTTTACTTTGATAGTAGCTGACTTGTTGGCATTTGCATTCAAAATATCATTGACACGCTCGCCATACAATTCAGATTGTAACTTGCTACTAGCTGGCCACAACTCAAGACGGACTGTCTCAGCTTCCTTGGCATATCCTTCTTTTGCGACACCTTCCTCTGTAACAGTCTTCTCAAACCGTCTCATTGGATAGGGTTTCAGTCTACTCTGCTTCAAAAACATGACCTGCCACCCTTGCTAGTCTATGCATGCGGATACGTTGTAAAAGACCCGTAGACAGACCGTTTTCTCCGTAGACTACTGCTATACCACCCTCGGTTCTAGAGTGCTCTCCTTCCGCTCCTGAGCGGTTGTGGAGTTCGATAGCAACCTCAGGTATTAAGAGACTTAAAGCAGGTGTCAAAGATGTGCGATTAGTCTCTGACAAGATAAGATTTGTAGCCCTCGTTTGGAGCAACATGAGAAGCTGAGTATCTTCTTCGCCTGTTAATTTCTTCAGCAACTCTATAGACATATCAATCCTCTTCTAAAAACTCAGGTTCAGGGAGGATTTCCTCAAGAACATCTGAGATAGCGACACCATTGCTGGCAAAATTGTCAGCCAACTCGGCATAGCGCTCCTCAGTAATCTCAAGTTCTTCTCCTGCCAGTCGTTTCACATTTGATTCCCAATCATAGAAATCTTGTTTGATTTTAAATTTCACTTTTCAAATCCTCCAGCACCTCTACAATTTCGGCTTTTGATAACTTATAGGCGCCAGCTATACCAGCTTCTTTGGCTAGATTCTTCAACTCTTCTAGAGTCTTATTCTCTAAATCAGAATACTGGCCAGCTTGCTCCTCTTGGATATAATGACGTCGTAGCAATAAGCTCATATCGCCACCTCTTACTCACCGAATTTTACAACTCGTGTAGGGTCGTAAAGGTAAACGCCATAGTGTTCATCACCAGTGATGACTGTTGTCTTTTTAAGGATGTCACGGTCTGTTTCGATAGCCACATCACGTTTTAGCATGATAACAAACGCACCATATTTATTGGCATCATCTGTCTGAGTCTGACTAGGAGAGACTTTGACGATAAAGCCTTTACCCTTTTCAACTTTCTTAGTACGCACAATTTGAACACCTCGTGTTTCTCCAAATGTACCAGAAACAACTGTATTCGCTCCTACTTCTGTGCCTGAAATCCATTCTTTCACAGTGTTAGCACGCAAATCAATGGCATCTGCTGGATTGATAAGAGCTACATATTTTGCGTCTTCTTCATCGTCAAAAATAGCAAGTGCTTTATCAAGAGCTGCTCCTGTTGTTGGAGCTTCTGCAACGTGCTGTGTTGCAGTCTTAGCTACCGCTACCAAGTCATCATCAATCTTGTTAGCAATAGCCAAACCAAGCTGATAAGTAGCTTGACCTAGTGGGTCACCAAGACCTGACAAAAGAGCTTCATCGGTAATTTCATAACCTTTAGCAGCCTTTTTGATGGTCATAGTGGTCTTTTTAGTAGTCAATTGGTCTGGAGAAATAGCTTGACCTTCTCCAACCTCAGTCGCATCTCCTGCATACTCCCATGCTGGAACTGTTAGAGTATTCCCTGGTTGTCCTTGGAGTGCTGTTTCTACATAAGCAAGTGGAGTGAATTTAATCAATTTAGGTAGTTTAGCGGAAACCATGTCCGCCATTACTTCTGGGTTAACCATAGTGGCTAATTTAGTTTGTCCTGCTGTCATTTATTTTAACCTTTCAATTTCTTATAGAGTTCTGGGTTCTTTTGATAGAGTTCATTTCGACTCTGATAACCCATACGAGCAAATTCTTCTTTTGTGATACCATCACTATCGACTGGCGCTTGCTTCATTGGAGCTCCGCCTTTTAGCTTTTCTTGTACGCCTTTTTGCACGGCTTGCTCCCATGATTTCTGCAATACAGCGACAGACTCAGATACCGTCTCTGCGCTTGTCAAATCAACTACATTTACTAACTCAACAGGTAAGTCACGTTCACTTAACATTGTTTTAGCTTCTGCGGTCAATTCCTTGCGAGCAATAGCCTTTTCACGGTCAGCTAGTTCTTGCTCACGCTGGTCTAACTGATATTTCTGTTTCTCATCAGCGTTCATCTTAGCAAGTTTCTTAGCTTCGTTTTCCTTGGCTTCTTGCTCTGATTTCCACTTGGCAAACTTCTTATCGATGATAGCATCGACGTCTGCGTCCGTGTACTTCTTCTCGTCTTGCGGTTGTGGTGCAGGTTCTGCAGATACCTTTTGTTCTTCAACCGTTTCGACTGTTTGTGTTTCTTCGTTCATTGCGAACCTCCTATTTTTAAAGTCGTCCCCGACTGTAATTTCCATAGCTTTTAGAGTCTTCAATGCTTGGACAATATAAAAACCGTATGGAATCCCATACGGTTAGGGCATAATTAGATAAATAGTAGTCTAAAGGTTTCACGACCTTTAGGTGTGATGAGAGTCTGTGTGCCAGACCATTGTGTTTTTTCGTTGAGTGTTTCCTTGACCTCAAATAAACCATCGTTTTTATTGGCTGTTGGTTGGAGCTTACCTTTCTTATCTCGGTAGATGTATTTTTTCTCCATCAAGAAGTCAATAAACTTGCGTTCTTTGATTTTTAATTGTTTTGCTGTTTCTCGGAAGCTGGTCAGTAAGTTTCTATCTACTAGTTCATCGAAATAGTCTGCTTTCGGCTTCATTATGGTATTTTCAACGGAAAGTACAGCTTTTTCAGCTTCCAAGTGTTTAATGACTGCTTCTTTTTCTTTCAGTTGATTACCAGCCATAAGGAGCAAATCTGCTAAGGCTTGTTTGTTGTGTGTGATATTATAAGCCACTTGGTCGGTCATATAAGCGCCATGCTTACGAATAGAGGGCAGAACCTCGCTAGTGACCCAGTCAGCAAATTTCTCTGCTTCTGGTTTGCGAGATTGAAAAACAAGCTTATAGAAATTCGCTTCGTTAATGAAGTTGGCTTGTTGGACTCCTCCGTTTGTAAGGATGTCACTACTAGTTACACCCTTTGGATTAAGTCTTTCTAGTGTTTTTCGTGGGTTACTTAAATCCAGAATTTGGCAACAATCATTCAAATTAAAGAATGGCTCGCCTTTAATTTCTACTGTTCTTACTTCTCCGAATTGTTCATTTTTAAAAATTTGTAGTTCCATTTTTAGACCCCTTTAATATAATTATCAATAATGGTACGATGCTCATCTTTAAGACTATCCAGTCTGTACATGATAAGATTCAATACAGCGAATTGTGAGCTATGTTGAGCAATAAATTCATATAAGTCACACTGACTATCCCAATCTGGCTCTTTTGCTAGCCAATTGTGAATCAAGTCCATGCTCTCACGGATTTCTTCAACATAGTTTAGTAAATCTTCGTAACTGTCTAAAAGTTCATTTTTTGCCATAATAAAAACACTCCTTCGTGTATCTTGAAAAGAGCGTCTCTGCATGATATAATATTTCATGCAGAAACACTTCTGTGGTGATAGCTTAGAACCATCTGATTGGCGTTAGTGGGTTCTAGGCTATTTTTGTTTATTTAATTCTTGATATAACTTG